CCCGTAACAACGAACGATTTCTGGGAAGGTTACATGATCGGCGCTATTTCGGCGGCGATGGCTCTAGCAATGTTGGCGGCGGTATGGTGAAGAAATTAAGCTTAAGCTTGGCTGTAGCAATGTGGAGCGTCTCGACGCTCGCCGCACCCTACGTCCTTCATCGCGTCAAGGCCCACCACAATGCCACGGTGGAGGCCTCGATGCTTTTCAACCCGAAACCCCTCGCGACATGGAGGACGCCGTGACCTGTAATTGCGCCGACGAAATGAATGCGATGATTGCCGAAAATAACACCAAGCTGGCCCAGGCTTTTCACATCACCAATGGTCACCTGGTCGTTATCCCTACGCTGCTCGCGACTGAAAAAATCGTCAGCAGCATAGGCAAAAAGATGCCGCTCGTCGTTCCGACATACTGCCCGTTCTGCGGCGTGAAATACGAGAAAATCGTAGATGACCAGACGAATTGAAATGAACAGCGACGAGATCGCGATCCTGGCCCTGTGGAAGGCCGGCTTCAGTGGAACGGAAGCCGGCGAAAAACTGGGAAAAACCAAGAACGCGATCATCGGCGTCATATCCAGGCTCCGCGCTCGCGGCTTCGACGTCAGTCGGGCCGTGAGCGTTCTGACGCCCCATAAACCCAGACCGCCGAGGACGCCCAAGATGAAGACAATCGCAGCGCCCGCCGCGCCGCCCATCCAGGATCGAACGATCATGAGCCTGACGGCCTTCACCTGCCGATATCCGTTCGGAGATCCGCGCTCGCCGGCAGGCGTGACCTATTGCTGCGAGACGGTCGACAGGCCCGGCGTGACCGTCTACTGCCGCAAGCACATGCTCGCATGCCATGTCCAAAGGTTGGCAAGCTAGGCGCCGGCGTAGATAATATAATTCATCGCCTGCGTCGGCTGCACGATATTGAACGGGACGCTGCTGCCCTGCCCGTATATGATATTGCCGCTGTTGGCGATGTTGACGGTTGGCTGTCTCCAGTCGGTGCCGGTGTTCTGCGCGATGCCCCACGCAGGCGCGCCTACGCCCACGTTTCCGCCACCGCCGGTAATCACATAGTTTGGAATAGCATGCTGGTGGCCGTCTTGGTTTGCGCCGTGGCCGTGGTTGCCGGCGCCGTGATCGTGCCACGGTAGCTGACTGGGATCTGTCAACGCGCTTTGGGAGGCGCCACCGTTGACGCCAATGCTCCAGCCATTCAGGCGACCGGCGAAGCCGCCGCCCATGTTGTCGGCGCCGGCGGCAACGCGACCGCGCATATCGGGCACGTTGAATGTCGATGATCCATCGCCGTTGCCGTAGATGTTGCCAATGTAGGCGAACAGCAGCGAATAGGTCGTGCGGCTGACGGGCTGGCCAGCGCAGAGGAGCCAGGTGGCTGGAATGAAAGGCGAGGCGAACAACTTGACCTCGCCAATCTGAGCCAATGCCTGTGCCGTGGCCGTGGTGCCAATGGCATAAACGTATGTGCCCTCTGAATAGACGTGCGACGTCAGTCCCTGCGGCAAAGAGACGCTGTTCGCCCCGGCGGCGTTGGTGCTGAACCACAAGCTGTGCGGGTTGGTGGTGAAATTGCTGATGATCCAATGCCCGGTAATCCCCGCCGGAATTACCAGAGCGACGTCGTTTGCTATTGCGCCGACACAGCTAAAAACAGGGGGGATGTGCGTATTGTCGCCAACCTGCGGCGGAATGTTAGGCAACGCGGAATTGAGCAGTATCTGGCCGGAAGCCCCGGCGAGATTGAACCTCCCAACCCCGCCGAGCGCCACGTCCACCACGTCCCAGTCATGGTTGGTCGGAGTGTCCCAAGCCGGCGCGCCGTTAGCGGGCTTGGACAGGTTTTTGTTCGTTGTGAAGGTCACCATGTCCGAATCCTCAGATAGCCGCCTGGGCGACGTGGAGGGCTTTTGCGACCGCCTCGTCAGGCTGGTGCAGGATGCCCGCAGTATGCGCCTTTTCCTCGCGCTTGGCGCGCTCGTGCGCGGCGAATAGCCGGTCGACCAGATGCTGGTGACCTTTCACGGCGCCGCCCTTGGCGAATCGGTTCTGCCCCGTGGGGTCGTAGCCATAGGACATTCCGGCCAGCGGATCGGATTCGGTCGGCGCAGTCGAGGTGACCGCCGCCGCCGTGTGCGGAGCTTCAGCCGCCCTGTGGCCGATTGCGCCGGCGCCCGTCAACGGGAGCGCCGCCTCTTTGTAAGCTACGGGGTTGAGCAGCGGCGTGTAGGTCGATGGCTTCGCCCAGGTGAGCGGGTTCACCGCCCGCTTCGCGGCCTCGATCTTCGTCAACGGGGGCGTCGAATCCCCCACAAAACGCTCATAGAGCGGCGCCCTGCTGCCGACGCCGTGCGGGAAAAACTTCCTGCTCGCAAGCTCCCCGACACCACTCGCTGCTAATCCAGCCAAGGCGCCGCCGCCACCCGGAAACAGCGCGTGACCAACGATAGGCGCCGCTGCCTCCAACCCCCACTTACCAACCGAAGCCGCCTTGCCCGCGAGCGTCCTGGTGTCCTGCGTGGCGGCCAACTTCTTGGCCCTGTCCAGTTCGGAGCCAAAGACATCCTGCGCGATGGGCGTGTTCAGCCGCTTCGTCACGTCTGCGGATTTGCCCGCCAGCATCGGCTCGCGCAGGTAGTTGTCGAGGGTTTCTTTCGGCACGAATTGCTTGAGGTGATTGTAGAGAACGCCGCCCTTGCCCTCGTTCATCAGCGCATTGCCGAGGCCCGTGCCGGCAGCGTGGAAATGGCTGTCATCAGCCGTCGCCAGGTCTTTCGGAAGCACACCCATCGTGGGCTTGAAGCTCGACGGCGCCTCGCTGCCAAATTGCTTGATCCAGTCGACGTTCAACTTGCGAGCTTTGGCCATATCGGAGGCCACGGCGGCGCCGTCGCCGGCGTACATCCCCGGCTTCGTCGCCACCTTGCTGATGCCGCTGTCGATTCCGTCGATCATCTGGCCGATCATGTAGCGAGCGGGGCCGCTCTCTGTCTCCATCGCCTTCTGCTGGAGGTCGCGCCGGATGTTCTCCATGTTCGGCATGGTGAAATCATGCGGATCGATATTTCTGAGGCTATCATTCAGATGGTCATAAGCCACCTTGGCGTCCGCGAGGTGCGGGTGCTTGTCGAGACGGTTCAAGCCTGGAAAGTTCGGCACTTTCGCGAGGTTGGCCTGCACTTCGCCCATGATGGGCTGGGCCGCAGCGGGATCGAACACAGCGGTGTGGCCGAAGGCTTGCTTGTAGGCGGCGTCTTTCGCGGCGAGCGCCTCAGACGCGGCGCCGTGGACGGCCTGGCCGAGGTCGGCGGCGGTGGCCTTTTCCCCTAGACTGGCTGCGGACTTGCCGGCGGTCAATGCAGACGCGCCCTTGCCCAGTCGCAGCGCCGGATCGATGAAGGTGGCGGCGTCCAGCAGCATCGCGGGAGTGTTGGTCCCGAAACCCTTGGCGATGGCGGCGCGGCTTCCCCACCGGCTCTTGAGATCTTCGACGGCTTCGGTGCCAGGCTCGACGGTCTTGGTGTAGTTCTCGTCCGTCGGCGGCGTATAGCCTATCGCCTTGTTGATCACCTTCATCGTCTCTGGCGCATAGCCCGAAAGCTTCCTGTTGAGCCACGCATCGCCGGCCTCGACCAGGCCCTTGCCGGGAAGCTCGCCCGTTTCAACTGTGTGCGCGACCGCCTGGGCCGCGCCTTGCGCCATGTTGCCGGCCCCCACCACCGCCGCAGGAATAAAAGTCTGAGCGCCGCGCTTGGCGATTTCCGAAACGGGCATGGTCGCCCAGTTCGGCTCTTTCTCCGCGTCTGCGGAAGCCGTCGAGCCTGCGCTGCCGCTGGGCGGGATGTTGTATTCGCTGAGATCGCTCTTGTCGCCGCTTGGCGCGACCGCAGGCGCCGCCTTTACTGCAGGTTCGGGAGCATTGTACTCGTCTACCGACGGCATGGCTCAACTCCCTCCGTAATTGTGGAACCAGCGAGAGAAACCCGGTATGCCGAGCTTCTTGTCCAGGCCGCGCGCGTCCGTCGAGCCATTGACGATATCGGAGAAGAGATATTTGCCGGTTTTGCCGTGCTTCATCCGCATCACGTCTTCGAACGCCTTGCCCTCTTTGCCGTATCTGTCGCCGTGATCAGCTTCGAAGGCATGCATGGCGTCGATGCCGGTCCAACGAGACGTGCCGGGGTGATCGCCGCCGGAACGCCGCTTCCAGTCGGCAAGGTATGCATCGCGGTCGATGGCTCTCTGGTGGCCCACAACCATCCCGTGGAGCACCTGGATCGCCTGCTCTTTGCTCATGTCCTTATTCGGGACCATAGCCAGCGCCTGCTGGAGGGCGGCATACGAATTTTGATCCATGCCACTAGCGGAGAGGAAGCCCAGGCTTTTCGAAAATTTATCGATTGCCGTTCCGGTGCCAATGTCCTTGTCGTCCATCCGGAGCATTTTCATCTGATCCGGCGTCAAATGCGCGACGTCGAGCAAGGCGTTGTAATAGCCCGCGACAGTGTGCTTGACGGTGCCGAGAGCATCAGCCTTCAGAAAACCCTCGTCGGGCTGCTGGAGTATTTTATCGGCCATCTGATACAGATTGACGCGCTGGCTGCGAGCGGCTTCCGCTTCCGCCGGAATGCCTTTCTCCAATCCTGCCGACGCTCTTTTCGCGTCATTATAGTCGCCCTCATTCATGAGGTAACGGTTCGACGCCTCATCCAGGATCGCCCCGCCCTTTTCGCCAACGGCGTTCGCGGCTTCCTCGTGTGTCTTCGGCAACTGCGGCTGGGCATCCGGCAGGAAATGAGGGGCTGGCGCGCCAGCAGGACCGCCAGCAGGACCGCCAGCAGGACCGCCAGCAGGACCGCCAGCAGGACCGCCAGCAGGACCGCCAGCAGGACCGCCAGCAGGACCGCCAGGATGACCTGGATCGCCAAGCACACCCGGTCCGCCGGGTCCGCCCGTGTACGTGCTGGGCGCGTTCGTGCCCTTCGTGTACGCTTCTGAATTGCGAATTTCTTGCGCGCCAACGACAGGCGGCGCCTTGCCGAGCTTGTCCAGCGCGATCCACTGGGCAAAGGACATCTCGCCGCCGCCTTCAAGGGCGACCGTGTCGATGCCGGCTTTTTTGTAGATGGCGCCTTTCTGGATATCAAGGGCTTCCTTCACCGTGCCGACATCATTGCGGCGCGTTCCGGATTGCCTGCTGGCCAGATCGGCCTCGTTCTGCTGCTCGCTGCCATAAGCTTCCGCACCCTTGCCCAGCCCCTGCAGGATTGCGGTGCCGAGGTAAGGACTATTCGACGACGCCATGCCGCCGACGCCGCTCAACAGCGGGATCAGCCAGCTACGGTTCTGTCCGAACCAGTCGCCGCCCTTCTGCCCGCCGCCCTTCTCTTCTGCCGGCGCAGCAACAGGCTTGCGCGCGAACAGGGGCGGCGACGGCGCCGCGTCCCTGGCCACAGGCATGGCTTTGGCGACGACAGGATCCGCATCAACCCTGCCCGGCGCCACAACCGCAGGAGCAGGAGCGCCGGCGTCAGCGCCCATCATGACGTCGTCAGTCGTTGGGTCAGCCATTGTCAACCTCCACCACGAATGTGCGCCGCTTCACGCGCGCGGCGCTCGCGGGCTGCTTCTGTCTTGCCGCCGAGTTGCAACACCGCGTTTGCGATCTCGGCGGGGCCACCGCCATTCCGGATTACGAAAGCAACCCGGTCGGGCAGATTGCCGTAGTTCCAGATGGTCGAGCCGAGGCCATCGCGGACATTGCGCGGCAGGGCGCGCCAGGTATCGAGGCCCCCGACTTTCTGCACCGCTCTCGGCAGAAACTCCGTTTGCAGACGCTGCACCATGTTCTGGTGGGCGCCTTGTGGCGTGATGGTGTCACCCGGCTGCACGGGGCGCATCTTGCCGTCGGCGCCCGCGACCATGTGGGTGCCGTAGCCAATAGCCCACGCGCCCCCGCCGCCGGCGGACTTGTCCCAATACGGCTTGTCACGGAAGCTTTCCTCCTGCGCGAGGATGCCCTGAACGCCATTGTGGTATCCCGGCGATACCTGTCCCGTCGCGCTGGTCCTGGCGCCATCGCTGCTGGTGGCGACCGCTGTCGGATATCCGCCTTCAGGGCGCTGGCCCATGCCGACAGACACAGCGCCGGGGAACAGCGCATGCTGTTTCGCCGTCATGCCATGTTCCCAGTCGCCGCCGAGCATGCCGAGGCCCTGCCGCCCGCCGAGGTCGAAGTGCATCAGATCGACCGCGCCATAGGGATGTTCAGCATCATATTTCTGACCGGGAACGCGCGCCTTGCCGCTGAAATAGCCGCCCCAGCGCGTGGCGTCGTTCAATTCGGGGTTGTTGTGTTGCTGCGCCGCCCTGAAATCCTGCGCAAATTTTTCATAGGCGCGGAAGGTGGTCGGGTCTTGGTAGTTGGCAAGCCTCTCGCCCTTCTCATTGTAGAGCGCGACGTCAACCGCCGCGCCTCTGCCATGCTGACGCGGATCTTTGTCGCGGTAGCCGGATTCCATTTGCGCATGCCAGCCTTGCGGCAGACCTCTCGTGGCTTCCGTAAGGTTGCTGATCAGGCGCTGATCGACGCCCTGGGCGCGAAAATTGGCGGCTGGCGGCGCCATCTTTGGCGAGCCGGTCATCAGTTCGTTGATGCGCCCGTGGACTTCGTTGCTGACGGCCTGGCCCGCAGAATTAACAGCCTGACCGACGGCCTGTCCTGCCCTATTGACTGTCTGGCCCGCCGCATTGACGACATTCCCGGCTTGCTGGGCACCGCCCGTGAAGATGTTGCCAACGCCGTGGAAGAAATCGCCCACGCCGCGACCAAGGCCGCTGAAGAACTGCTCGATGGGGTTGCCGTTGGCATCGACTGGCGCTCTGGCCGCCGCGCCCGCAGGAGCGGCTGGCGCGACGCCGGGGGACGGACGACGCGGCGGCACCGGAACAGGAGCAGCCACCGGCGCCGCAGGCTTCACGACAGGGGCGGGAGCTTCGCCGCCGAGCGGCGTCGCTGAACGAGGGAAGGTGCGAGCGTCGGTCACCCCTGGAGGCGGCGCGCCTCTGGCTTCGGGCGGAAGAACCAGACCGGCTTCGTGCTCTGCGGGGGCTTCCGCAGCCGCCACGCCAGGCGCGGGCGCCGGCTTGTCAGCGAGCGCGGCGACATCTGACGGCCTAAGACCAGGCTGCGTCATGGGGCCGGCAGTGGCTTGCTCGGCAGTCGCTGGCGTGGTCGAATCGTAGCGCGAGAGACGAGCCTGCTCCTGTTCGGGTGTTTCAGGCGCCAGTTCAGGCTTCACGCCCGTCAACGAATCGCCCCAAGACTGTGCATGGCGCGCGTCGTAATCCCGCTTCATCGCGACGGCGTCCTGAACCTTGCCTTGACGCGCTTCCTCCGCGCCCGCGAGTGCGGCGGCTTCAGGAGATCTGCGCAATGCATTCGCCGCCGCAGCCTGTTCGGGCGTGGCGCCGCCGCTGGGGAACGCCGCAGTGGGAAGCTGCGCGCTTCCGAGGTTAAGCGGTTTGTCGAAACCAGACCCTTCGACCGGCGCCGCGCCAGTCTGAGCCTCGCGTGTGGACGGCTGAGTGTTAAGCAGGCGCTCGCCCGAATTAGGGACAGAGGCAGACGCGGATCGGCTCGACCACGGACCAAGCACACCCGGCGCCGGCGTTTCTTGCGTCGGCGGATACGCCTTCGCCAAGGCAGCAGGCGACATCACCTTGTGCATGTCCTCACGCGGGATGTGCTCCTTGAGATATGCAGTCTGCTCTTCCGGCGTTGCATTCGACGCCGTCATGGCGGGATGGACGGAGCTTCTGAGTTCCGGCTCGCGCCCCTGCCGCGCTTCGCTCATGTAATCCACGCCCTGACCGGCGAGGCCGGTGTTGGCGCTCGTGGTCAGCGGCGCCTGATCATTATTGACGGAATACTGATGCTCAGTCTCACGCCCCTGCCGGCTCTCGTTCATGTAATCTGCACCCGTGCGAGGGTCGGAAGTGGGCGCCCACGAATCTGCGATGTCCGCTATTTCAGGATCAATCTGTCGCGTCTTGCTCATGTAATCAACGCCCTCGCCCTGACCGCCGACGGCCAGGCCCTTGCGCTTGCCTTTGCGGCGGCGACCGCCTGCAACCATCAGACCACCGCTGGCGCCGGCCAGCGCCTCGCCCGCACCCATCACGGCGCCGAGAGGGCCGGTGACGGCGCCGACGCCGGGGATGAGAGAGGCGAGGCCCATAAGCGACTTGGCCGCGCCCAAAGCCTGGCCGGCTCCGCTCTTCCCGCCAGCGCCGCCTGTCTTGGGCGGATCAGGCAGCTTGTAGGTTGACTGCTTGTCCGGAATGTTCATCTGGGTCGTGTCTTGCGTGGCGTTCGGATCAGGGGTCTTGAGCACGTCCGCGTTGCCGCCCACGGCGCCGTCCGTCGCATAGCCGCCGCGCTCGAAACCAAGATAAGATCCACCGTGCGTCGGATCGTAGTATCCGTTCAACGTGCCGGCGCCGTACACCTTGGCCGAGCGTTGCAGATCGGTCGCTCCCAGCCCCGGATAGTCCCAGTCGGGCTTGAACGAAATGGGAGACGTCGCCGCCTCCGCGCGCGCCGCATCCTGTATCCTGTTGGCGTTTTCCTGCGCCTCCACGGCGTGGCCTAGACCTGCCTTGTAAGCATCCGTTGGCTCAACGACATTGGCGACGCCTTCCGCTGGCCTTCCAGCCATCGAGGCGGCAGCGACAGCCGGTACAGGCGGGCCGCCATCGGCCAGACCGCCCCGGTTCAAATACGTGACGTCAGCAGCGTCAGTTGGTGTGCCAGGCGCTTTCGCCACTACTGCGGGCGCGCCGCCTGCAGCAGGTGCGTTGGTGGTTGCAGCCGGCGGCGTATCCTTGCTGGAGAAATATTTGTCCTTGGCGTCGCCAAGCGTCTGGCCGAGGCCCACAGCCGACTGCGCCGTTCCGATGGCCTGGCTCAGACCTGTCGGCTTCACCCCCGGCACGGCAGGCGCGTTCGGCAAGCTGTACCGGCCACCCGACGCTTCCGGAACGTGGCGCCTCTTGGAGCCATATAAGCTGCTGCCCTGCTGCGGGCTTTGCAGCCCCGCCAGGTGCCGCTGGCCGACAGACTGCCAGGATGGGTCATAGGTGCTGGTGGCGCCGCCGAGGTCGAATCCGCCGCGACCGTAGGCCGCGTTCTGGTCGAAATCGGTGACGCTGCCGCCGGCGCTCTTCATCGCCTGCTCGTGATCGACGGTCTTGTAGCCGCCGGCCAGACCCACCGCCTCCGGATGCTTCTTCTCGACCTCGTCGGCCATGAAGCCGAGGCGGGACAGCTTTTCAGGATCGTCCTTGTAGTTGAAGCTGTGGATCGGCAAGCCGTTCTTGGCGGTGCCGATTCGCTTGATATTCTCCTTGAGGCGGCGATCAGAAAAGAACGGCGCCTGCTGGGTGGAGTTCGTCGTCTGGCCCGACAGCGAGCCGGTGCCTTCCGCGATATTCGCGAGGAACTGGTTCACCTGGAAGGGATAGGACTGCTGTTGCTGGAACTGGTTGTAAAGCGCCGTCAGGCCGGCCTGCTGGGTCTGCTGCTGCACCTGGCCCGCGCCCATCATCGCCTGTGCGCCGGCGAGGCCCGCCTGCTGCCCCGCGCCGGCCAACTGGCCGTATTGGTTCGCGCCGGTCATCATCCGCTGCAGGTTGGCCTGCTGCGCGCCGAGATCGACGCCCTGCTGACCTATCGCGGTCTGGAGGCCGGTGTTGTAGCCCTGCTGGAGAACCGGAGCCATGGCGTTGCCGTAGGCGAGCGCATTCTGGCCTTGAAGGTTCGCCGCCGCCACGCCGGCGCGGTCGCCGCCAAAGGCGCCGCTCTTGATGGCGTTGCCCATCTGAGTTGACTGAGACAGGTTGGCCTGCTGGTTCATCAGAGCGCCCATTTGATTGGTGACGTTCTGAGTGTACGGGTTCGTGTACTGGTTGATCTTGTCGCCAGTCAATTCCCACGGATTGGCCTGGCCGCTGGCCCCCGCCGTCATGCCCATCGCCTGCTGAAGGCCAGGCTGCGCGGCGTTGGCATAATTCGCGGTCTGCTGGAGGCCCATATTCTGGGCCGTCGTCATGGGCGACACAAAGGCATTCGGATCGCTCGAATACTGCTGGAAAGGCGTGGCGGCGGTCTGCTGCGCCTGCGCGTTCACGCTGTTGTAGCGCGCCAAAACTTCCGGCGGGATCGTGACTTGAGATGAAGCCTGCTGTGTCTTGCCGCCCATGACGTCTACTCCGCAGCTTCTTGCTTATGGCCCGTCTTCGCGTTCCAAAGCCAATAGGCGCCTGCCGGCGTTCCAAAATGCCGCTCGTAAAGTCTCACCTTACCAGCAGCGCGATGCGTTGACAAAATACTGATCAGAAGAGGCAATTCGAGGCGCGTGGCGGCGTTCTTGGCGAACTCGCACAGGTAGCTGGCGCGCCCGCCCTGGTAGAGGCTCCGCTGCACTTTGCGATATTCCGGACGCACATAGATCGCGCGTTCGCACAGGACTTCCTCGACGCTGTAGGGCGTGGTGTCCACGCGGAGCAGGATGCCGGCCTCCAGCATGCCTTCGTCGCCCTCGATCACGCCGATCACGCCGTGATCGCAGTTCAGGCTGGCCCACACTTCCTCCAGCACTTTCCGCTTGTTCACCGCGAGCAGGCCGTTCTCTTCCGCGCACATGGCCGTCAGGTCCATGAAATTATGCACGTCGGCTGGAACGCCGTATCTCACTCGTATGTCGCTCATTTTCAGTCCCGCTTCGGTCCGGGCAGCTTCGACATCGTCTTGACGATGTGGCCGCGCATCTGTTTTACAAAATCATCGAGGACGCGGTGGCCGCGATCCATGTCGCCGTCGCCCGCCGCCGTCACTTCTTCAGGCGTCAAGGTGTACTCGCCGCCTGCGACCACCACCTTGACGTCGTTTCCTGTCTTGCCACCCTTGGCGTGACCGGCGCCGATGCCCGATCCATAGAGGCCTTCGCCCTGGTCATAAGGCTGGGCAGGCTTCTTTCCATAAGGCAAGCCGGCGAACATCCGCTTGACGACCTTAAAGCCGGCGTTGGTGTTGCCTTCGCCCATGCCGCTGACGACGTCGGCGGGAATGACGTAGCTGCCGCTCGGAACGTGAACAGGCAAATGATCGGTGCGGCCCGCGACCGCGCTATGGATCGGGCCGGTATGAACCTTGGCCGACAGATGTGCGTGAACCGTGCTCGGAACGTCAGGCAGCGTCGGCATGCCGCCGCCATCGGCCCGCGCGCGCCGCGCGGTGTCCATCGCGGCGGCAATCGCCTGATCGCGCGGATGGCCCGCCTTGATCATTTCGGAAATATTGTTCGATACGGCCTCCTTGCTGGCCGATTTGATCAGCGGCATGTCAGAAGCCCCTCAGTTGTCTGCCAGAGGACGAAGCTGTCTGGTCGCCCGCAGCGGATCCGGTCGAGTAACTGACCGTCACCGTCTGGCCCGTGCCTGGCGTGATGAGCAATCCGTCGTTAAACGGCATATTGACAAAATAGCTGCCGATGGTCATCGGAATTGCAGCCAGAATATGCACGACATTGTTGGTGCTGCTGGCGTCGGCAGTGTCGTAAATACGGCCTGCGGTGGTGCCTGCGACAATCACGTTCATCATGCAAACACGGCCCGCGCCGCTGACAATTTGCGTCTGAGCGGCCACAGAGTTTGACACCTGCGACCCCTGTACGCCGACATAGGCCCGCGCCGCGTCATTGATCGCCTGGGCGATATTTTTGGCGGCGGAAAGGAGGTCAGTAAGCGAAGCTGTCATCAGTATTTCCCATCCGGAGCCATCCGATACCGCATCCCGCCGAGGCGCCAGAACGAGCCGAGATCATTGCTGGAGATAGTCACCTGCAGCAGGCGCGCGCGCAGTCGAGGCGTGGTGTAAGTGTCGGCAGACGTGAAGCTGAAAGGACCAAACTGCGTCGGCGCCACGTTCGGAAAATCGGTCGCGCCAAAAGTGAAGCTGACCGTGGCGTTCGGCGTGCCGCCGTACTGGCCCCATTTCATATCCGGCCAGATTTCATCGACGAAGATCTTGTTGTCGCCATCGGACAGCGCGAAATAGCCCGTCGTACACCAGGAGTTCAGCACCTGGCCATCGGCGTCTGGCGAGATTTCATGCTGGTAGACATAATTTTTTCCGCTGGTTGGGTCGGGGATAGCGCCGAGCGGCGCGCCGATCACGCTCTGCGGTATCCATGCCGAGCGCGACAGCGTTCCATAGTCCCACACGTTCAGCACATAGTTGAATTTGACGTAGCTGTCGTTCTCCTGATTAGGCGAATTGACTGATGTGAAAAACCACGAAACCTCGCTGAACATCGAGTTCGGCGCGATCCGGATCTTGTCGTAAAAGCGGCGATCAATGCTCTGAAAAACAATGTCCCAGATGGGGCATGGGATCGGCTGGACGCCGCCGCCTGAAAGCTGGAAGAACTGGCGATGGCTCATCCAGTAGACCGTACCATTGAGCGACGTCGCCGCTTTCTGCGCGATCAAGCCGCAACCGTTGCCGATTTCGTTGAACGAATAAATGTAGGGCTGGCTGATATACTGCATCGCCCATACGGCCAGATCGGTGAAGATCAGGCCCTGCTGCGGCCCCTGAATGGCGCCGACGATTCTTGACCCTTTCGGCACGCGATACGATCCGGCCTGGTTGGTGATCGTCGCCGTCCAGGTCGTGTAATCGTTGACATCGCACCAGCGGATCAGCAGCGGATCCTGCACGCCATCGAAGCTCGACCCCCAGGTGACGATCTGGCGCTGCGGCATGGCGACAAAGAAGCCATCGTTGACCGGCGGCGCTTCGGGGATCAGCGCAACGACCGTCGTGCCTTGATCAGGCGTCCAGGCGTAAATCCCCGACACGGGAATGCCGTCGATCACGGCGCCTTCAGGGCTGGCGAGCAAGGTGCTCCCCCAGTTGTCCAAGGCCCAGTCGTTCGCAAACGCCGGCGTGCCTGGGATGGCAGGGACGGCGCCGCCCAGACCATAACCAAAACCGGCGGTCATCACGTCTGGCTTGCCGTAGCCAAATCCGGGCGTCGCGCGGAATGGCGTGCCGTAGCCGCTCTGCGTGGTGATCGGGATGCCGCCGACATTGTAGATCATTCGGACGTTGCCGCTGTTCAGCGTCGCTGTCGCCACTGAGGTAGCCACGTTCTGCGCATAGATGGTGAACCTGTTGGCGTCGATGATTTTCTGGATAGGATACGAGGCTACCTGAAGCGTGATGCCGCCGACGGTGATCGGGATGAGAAGCGGAAAATAGCTCCCTATCACGTAGCCATGATTGGGGAGAGTGACAGTGACGACAAAGTCGTCCAGCACAGTCGTGAATGTCGGCAACACGCCTGCGGTGGATGTGGATAGCGCCGAATTGGGCAGACCCAACAGCGTCAGCGACATGATCGAAAATTGCGTGGTGCTTGCAACGCTATAGATCGGGTACTGACCAAAAAGCACGATGCCGCCGATAGCGACGTGCGTGGCGATGTAAACTGCATCCGTAATGTGGATGGCGTTGGTCATCGTGGAATCGGAAATGCTGACAATCGGGCTTCCTGCGGTAGTGGAGTAAGCTGGCGCCGCATCGGAATAGTTAAAAAGCGGCGTGATGTTTGGCGTCGACACCAGACCCGGATCATCGACATAATTGCCGTTAGGTAGCTGCCTCGCTTGCATGAGAAACAGGCCGCCCGTGCCTTGCATCCCGGCGACGATGAACTTATCGGCGTTGATTGCCTGCCAGGCATAGAGGTGGCGCACAACTTCTGGAAGCGCATTGGCTTTGAACTTGGCCCAACCCCCAAGCTTCTCGATCAGGCCGAGGCCCTGCGGGTCGAACTTGAAGCGAATCAGGTTGCACGCCGAAACCCCCGCCTCGTTCAAGACAGGCGTCTCGTTGGTATTGACGCCAGGTTTGAGTTTGAGCGTTGCGTGAGGCATGGCGCTACTTCGTTGATGCGGTGGCGAGGGACGGCGTCTCGGCAGATCCGCCAATCGAATGGAACCGCTTGCGCATCTCTTCGATGCTCGCGGCCTTGAGCAGCGTCGTATATTGCTGCTCGTAATTGACGGGCATCTGCGGGTCCGAGCCGGCGGAACTGAAATTGCGCTGGTGCGCGCTGACGAAGATCATGCTCGCCATCAGCAGCAGATCGGGCATGTTCGTCGAGATGAACGTCGAGGCGCTGTTGGTTTGCGGCGTACCAGCAAAACTAAACAGCGATGGCAAGCGCGCGAGGCCCCTGACGAAAACCTGATAGGGGCGATCCGCTGATGGCGCAATGGTGTAAAAAAGATCTGATATTCCTCCCGATGAATCGGTGCCGAAAGCGGCGAAGTATTTTGGGGTTCCAAGAAATGCGTTGTCTGGATACGTGTTCGTCATAAATTCCGTCGTCACGGGGGTCAAGCTTATCACAGGGCCTCCGAGATTATCGCGCAGCACGATGTTCTGAACGACGACGAAATCGTTTACCGGAACCCGAATAGACCAGTCTTTATACGCCAGCGCATAGGCGCCAGACTGCGTTTGCCCCACCAGAAGGTCGAGGTCGCGCTGAATGCGCAACTCCGCATAATTCAGCATCTGCGGGACAATGCTGTCGAGATTCGGCTCGACAAAGTGAAGCGTCCCGTTCGGGTCGAGCGGATCGGCTTTGGTCTGGGTGACAGCCAGAACCGCGATGGCGCTGATGAAGCCGTTATAGGTAAGGGCGTTTGGCGTCGTCATGACGGCGGCTCCTTGTGGGCTTTCGCCCTGTCGTCAATACTATTGCTCGCTTTTAAGATAAAGGGCAACGCGACCGCCCAGACGCTCAAGGCGGCGAACAGCACTTTCTGGATTTGCACGATATGTTCAGGCGTGACGAGAACTCCCGGCCACTCGATTGATCCGTTGGCGGCGGCAGTCAGGACGGCGACGACGACCGATCCATTAAACACTGCTCTCCGCATCAGCTTGGTCCCTCAGAGCGGATTTGAACTGCCAGTAATAGCCCTCGATGGTCGAAGCCTTGTCGAGGCCGTTGATGATCTTGCGAGCGTTGTAGGGGTCTTCCTCGCCCTCTTCGGCGCTGAAGAAATCGGGCAGGCCGACGCCGGTAAACCAGCCGTCGATCATGCCTTCATATAAAATCACCGCCGAGGTTTCCTCCTCCAGCATGCGATGCGGATATTTGACCATCGGCACGTTGCGGTCGAACTTCTCCTTGAAGACCGCCTCGCCCTTTTCGTAGTTTTCGAACCAGGTCAATTGGACATGGCCGCGCCCGTAATAGGACTGGCCGTAGGGGCCATCCGGATCGGCGTAGCTGTGGCCCTCGCCCTTGCCGTATTCCTCGATGGGCTGCATGGTCTGCGCGCTCTCGTGGTAGACGGTCGCCAGCCCATAGGACAGCCACATCTTGCCGTCGCGCGGGTTGGCGGCGGCGTAGTCGGCCTCCCAGATGTTGAGCAGATTGTTCATGCCGTCCACCTGAGACTGCGCCATCCCGCTGGGGAAAAGCTCGTCGCGGACGGTGTCGAAGAAAAACTCGCGGTCGATCATCTGCTTCTCCTTGTCTTGGCTGGCGCCGGGGCAGCAGCCGCTTCCAACGCCTCAACGCGCGCCGTCAGTTCCTTGACGGCGTTGACCAGCAGCGCCACGACGCCGTTTGTTGCGTAGGACAGCCTGCCCGGCTCGTCCTCGCCAAATATCTTTCCATCCGGCGTCTTGTCTTCGAACACGGCTTCGGGCAGCACTGCCTGAATGTCCTGTGCGATCAGACCGGCGTGCATGGACCGAGTGCCGTCCAAATTGTGCAGATCGGTGCGCTCGTAGGTGCAGCCGGTGAGCCTGCCGACTTTTTCGAGGGCCGACTTGATTTCCTTGATGTCGGTCTTGACGCGAAGGTCGGAGAGGCTGACCCACGTTCCCGGCGCCTTCCCGTTGCCGCTGCCGTCAAATGAAAAGGTGCCAGCACTCGCAATAGACAGCGCCCACTGGACTACAGTGCCGGGTATGTGCTGACAATAGATGTTCATCGAGCCATAAGATGGATTACATATAGCGGGGTACTGAGTGTAGGACGTTGGCCCGGAGCCAACTTCCAGACCAGTAACCTGTAACGCATAAGGACCGCTTGCTTTGAAAGCATTAGCCGTAACAGTGCTGGAAAATCCAACAGTGGCATCATTGCGGTTAATAAAAAATGGGGTGTCTATATAAGCTCCAGCGTCATTGAAGCGGGACAGAGCAAAGTTAGAACCGGCGTTGCCGCCGCTTTCCGCTGTATTGTCGCCCATCGCCATGAACCAGCGATTGCTTGCGCCAGTCTGCCCGACAATGAGGTTGGTTTTGGCGGACCCTGATTTAGCCAAGTAGATGGCGGCGTCGCCAGCCGGGGGCGCGAGGGTTGCAATTCCGGCGGTGGTGATTATCGCGCCCGAAAAGTTGGCTTGTGCGGTCAAGCGATTAACCCAAAGCGGGCTGTCTATGTATGTCCCAGCGTCGTTATACCGATTGACGTAAAAGTCAGACCCAGCGTTGCTGCTTTCAGCAGTGCTGTTGCCGAGCGACACGGCCCAGCGGTTCACGCCAGCTTTCTGCCCGTAGATTATGCTTTGAAACCCAGATGCTGGCTTGTTGAGGGTCAGTACGGCGTCGGTCGATGCTGGGCCGTTGACCGTGTGGTTGCCGGAAATAAGCGCATTGGCGAAGGTGGCGACGCCGGTCGCTCGACTGATGGAGAACGGGGCGTCAATCGAAGTTCCATTATCGGCATAGCGACTTAGGATAAAGTCAGACCCGGTGTTGCTTCCACTTTCCGCCGTAGTCGATCCAAAAGCTGCGCGCCAGCGCAATAACCCGGCTCTGGTGGATGCGATGCCCAACGCGCCAGTAGCGCCCTCGATAGTGATGCCGTCCAACCCGCCGGGGTTAGTGTTGGCGTTTACCGCATTGGACGGAAACTTTGCGGGCGATGCGAAGGTCGCCTGCCCTGTCGAGCGGACAATCTTGAACGACGTGTCGATAAACACCGCCGTGTCGCTGTAGCGATTGATCAGGAAATCGGAGCCAGCGTTGCTGCCGCCTTCCGCCGTGTTGTCACCCGGCATCATCAGCCAGCGCCGTGAGCCGTTGGTCTGCGTCTCGATGCCGCTGTAGAACCCGGCAGCGGCTTTGTTGATGATCACAGCGGCGTTATTGCCCGCAGCACCCGTGACGGTGTGGTTGGCCGAAAATAGCGCCTGCGCGAACGTGGCGACGCCGGTCGAGCGAACGATCTTGAGCGGGCTGTCGAGCGCACCGCCTGCATCGGTATAGCGCGAAATGTTGAAGTCTGAACCGGCGTTGCTGCCGCCTTCCGCCGTCACGTCGCCAAGGGTCACGCTCCAGCGAAGCGATGTCGCCGTCTGCCCATAGATGATGTTTTTCTGAGCCGACGCGGACTTGTTCAGCGTGAAGGCGGCGTCGTTCGCCGCCGCTGCGCCCGTAACGCCGAGCGTGTTCTGGTGAACGACAGCAGTCGAGTTGGTGGTCATCACCACGGTGCCGCTACCATTCTGCGAAATGCCGCCGAGGACGCCGCCGTTGTTATATTGGATCTGGGTGTTAGTGCCGCCCGCCGCCGCCGCGCCAGCCGCGACCGGACCCCACGTCGTGCCGTTCCAGCCCATCAGGTTGCCGGTGGCGGGCAGGGAGGCCGACAGCGGTCGGCCCTGAAGCTGGACGACCGTCGCCGCGATTGCCGCAGCGCCAGATCCAGTGACATCGCCCGAAAGCGTGATGGTCTGGTTGGCGGTCAGGTAGTTCTGCGACTTCACATAAGCCGTGGTCGCCAGCGTCGTGTTATTGGTGGCCGCCGCCTGCGTCACGCCGATGGTGCCTGTCGGCAGGCTGGGCGTCCCAGTGAAGACCTGAGAATTGACCAGCGCGTAGGGCGTCAGCAGCGTCGTGAAGCCGGCGCCGGAAACCGTGCCGGTCGCGGTCAGGTTGGTAAAGGTGCCAGCCGCCGCCGTGGTGGCGCCAATCGTCGTGCCATTGATCGCGCCGCCGGTGATCGCCACGGCATTGGCGTTCTGGGTGGACATCGTCCCCAGGGACGCCGTGGTCGCATAGGGAGCCAGCAGCGCGGTGAAGCCGGCGCCCGATACCGTGCCCGACGCCGACAGATTGGTGAAAGCTCCGGTGCTGGGCGTGGTCGCGCCAACAGACGTGCCGTTGATCGTGCCGCCAGTGATCGCCACGGCGTTGGCGTTCTGGGTGGACATGGTGCCGAGGGCTGCAACCGTCTGGTAGCCCTGGGCCTTGACGAAGGCCGTGGTCGCCAATTTGGTCGTGCTGTCGGCGGTAGCCTGGGTGATGCCTGTCGTGCCGGTGGGCAACGAGGGCGTCCCTGTGAAAGCCTGAGAATCGATCTTGGCGTAGGTCGAGAGCAGATTGGTGAAGCCGACGCCCGACACTGCGCCGCTGGCGCTCAGATTGGTGAAGGCGCCGGTGCTGGGCGTGGTCGCTCCAACCGCCGTATTGTCAACATGGCCGAGCGTGGTCGGATTGATAGTGACTGTGCCGGCGGTGGTGAAGTTGGCGCTGGTGACCGCGCTCAAGGTGGTGAAGGCGCCGGTGCTGGCCACGGTTGCGCCGACGGTCGTGCTGTTGATGGAGCCGCCGATGATCGCCACGGCATTGGCGTTCTGGACGGACATCGTGCCGAGGGACGATGTCGGCGCGTAGCCTTGGGCCTTGACGAAGGCTGTGGTCGCCAGCTTGGTCGAGCTATCCGCCGCCGTCTGAGTGACGCCCGTGGCGCCTGTCGGCATCGAGGGCGTCCCGGTGAACGCCTGGCTATCGATCAGGGCGTAAGGCCCCAGCGCGGCGGTGACCTGGGTCGCTGTCACATAATTTGCCGGATTGCTCGCGGCGTAGCGCGTGGTGTCGGTCGGGTGGATGTGATCGCCGCGCGAGTAGGTCACCTCGACACCCGCCGAGGCCCCGCCATCCATCCCTGGCAGAGTGCTGGAGGCCGTCGGAACATTGGCGTCAGTGATGATCTGCGCAATCGTGGCGCGCACCGAGACGCCGGCTTGAACGATCTCCAGTTGCTCCGAGCCAGTCAAGTCGGTAGCGGGCGGCAGGTTTGGGATCTGGATGTCGCTCACGCCTGGATCTCCTCGATGACGAGGCAACTCTGGACTAGGTGCGGCATATTGACAATGCAATCAGCGCCGCTCTCAGCCGTGCCGACGCAGAAAGAAAACATTTGCGCCGCCGTGGTGTCTGGGATGCATTCGTAGTCGAACAGCAGCGGCGCGTCAGCGAAGGCGCGCGCGACGCTCACCGCTTTTGTTCCGTTCAGGAATAAGCCGCCATTGATGACGCAATCGGTGTCCGTGCCGCTGCACCAGATCTTGGCCCGCAACCGCAGCCGGTTGCCGACGGTCGACACAGCCGGCGCGAGCATCAGTTGCGGATAAAAATTCTTCTTCTGGAAGTCGGCGCCCAGGAAATAGCGTTCCTTGAACACATGCTGATTGCTGTCGTAGACGGACCACGAGCGGATGACGGCGCCAGACGCCGGCGTGAAGATCGCGCCCCGCGAGCCGGGTGGACCCGGCGGGCCGGGTGGACCCGGCGGGCCGGGCAGACCTTCCCCAGGCGGTCCGGGCGGGCCTGCGCCGCCTGGCGGACCTTCCTTGCCGTCCAGCACGAGGACGCCGTTGGGGATCTCGCCCTCCAGCAGCCGCTTGCTGAAATGTTTGACCGTGGCGCGATGGAGCGTTCCGCCCTGGACGACCTCGATGAACTCCTCGCCCGAAAGGCCGATGGCGACAGGGAGGCTGAGAATGTCTGCGGCGCTCATGTCAAAGCTCCGCATTGGCTGTGTAAGTGAAGTTGAACGCTACGCCGCCCACTATGTTAGAAGTGGATTGTAGGGAAAAACCCGTGGCCGTGACGCCAGCATAGGTGACAGAAGCCCAGCCGGTCCCACCATTCGGACTGACGGCAACCAAAGGGGATGCGCGCATGGACGCCACGAAGTTGAGCGGAGTGTACAGCGCGTTTCCGCTTATTGGGCTGTATTGAGAGCAAACGCCACTACCACCTTGGAAGTACCGCTGGCACATCCGCACCTCTGTATCGAATGGCCTTCTCTCAAACGCCGTCGCCGCTGATCCCTGCTCGATCTGAACGCCCGTGATCCTGAACTTCGCGGCTGCGTTCGCCACCACATTAACGGACCCGGACGCCGCGACGTAGTTGCTGTTTGCCCAGAAGCCCGCCGGACCTTGGTATGTCGCCCCGCTGCCTAGATTGATCATAGCTGAAGCCGCAGCGCCGTTGGTGAACCCCTGCCATGTCGAGCCGGTATCCCCTGCGATAGGGACAATAATCTTCGTCCACGTATTAGCTAGTGGCACCGAAAACGAGAACGGGTAGGATCTGGAGGCGTTGTCGTTCCTGAGCGACCCAGAATGTGTGCCGGTGACGGTGGTGTTAACCCAAAAAGAGAACGCTACCGGCTTCGCGCCGGACAAGCCAAAGCCGAGATCGTACCAGTTAACTCCCTCTATGGTTTGGACAATACTGAAATAGTCGGCAGTAAGAGGCGTGTATGCAGAGAGCACTGTCAGTTCCATGTAGGTTTGGAACTCACCGCCAATCAAAGCGAGGCCGCTGTTGTTTATTGCTGCCGAGGAAAACTTGCTGGCTTGAGAGCAAGAATACACCCATCTGTCGGCTACAAAGGTGCTGTTCGTGGGGGTCTTCGTGCTGTAGTTATTCCATTGATCAATTTTGAACTCGCCGTTGATCAGCCTGTTGCGCATGTCCAGACCGGGCGCATTGATCGGCTGCGTGAACGTCATCTGGCCAGTGGCGCGACTGACCGTAAGCGGGCTGTCGATAAGCAAACCGGCATCAGTGTAGCGCGTGAGGGCAAAATTGGACCCGGCGCTGCTGCCGGTTTCTGTGGCGGTGTCGCCAAGGACCAGATCCCAGCGAGATGTGTTGTTCGAAAGGCCGGAAATGACGCTCTTGAACGTGCTGGTGGCTTTGTTGACAAAAAACACAGCGTTGCCGCTGACGCTGCTGACGGCCAGTGGAGACGCGAAAGTCACGCTTACCGCATTGTTGGTGCCAACCACGGAGCCGGTGCCATTCAGGTTCACGCCGCCAAACGCGCCCGCGACATTGATCTGGATCTGGCCGGGCGAGCCGCCAGCCGCCGTCGAAACCGCTGGCGCGGCCCATGTGCCGTCCGCGCGCATGAAATTGGCTGTGCCACCGCCTGACGCCGGGACCACGCCAGCCACGCTGCTGGTGAACAAGGGCAACGAAGGCGCCGTGGCGTAGGGGCCGAACGGCACATTGTTGGTCTTGGTGACAGTCAGCGTGAAAGCGCCGAGGCTGGAGCGGGTCAGCGTGCCGTCGCCGCTGGTCACAAAGCCGTTGAAGGTGCCGCCGTTGTTATACTGGATCTGACCGTCGAGGCCGCCAGCGTTGCCTGCGGCGCCAGGCGTGCCTTGGGCGCCCTGCGGGCCTTGCGGTCCCGTGTTGCCAGTGTCGCCCTTGTCGCCCTTTGGCCCTGTCGGTCCCGGCGGCCCCGGAGGAGCTAGGCCCGCCATCTGCTGTGTGGTGGCGCGCATCGAGACGCCGCCCTGCACGACCTCAAGCGATTCGTCGCCGGAAAGCGCGAGGGCGACGGGAAGGTTGGGGATCTGGACGTTTGCCATTGTCAGAGAGGCCCCGTGTCTGGAACATCGATATTGTCGTAGGGCAAGCCCGGATCGGCGTTGCCGGGCGCATTCGGATCGGTGCCGGGCCTGTGGTTCCTCGTCCCGCTGGGCGCGCCGGTCTGCTGCGTGACGCGGGTGTCGTCAGTCTGCGTGGTGCGGGCTGGCCCGCCTGGGACCGGGATGCCAGTCTTGGCGTCGACCGTGTCGTAGCCGCTGGCCTGTCGAGTGTTGGATTCGGTCGCGCGATATTCCTGCGGACGCGGATTGATGATCGGCATCGGATCGGCTGGCAGGACGATGGCGCGAAGCTGCTGCTGCGGCTCATCGAGGCAAGCATGGCAGATCAGGATCCGCTTGTTGATCATCATGGCGCCGGCATAGTCGTGCTGCCACTGGAGATCGACATGATTGAAGACGAAGCCGCAGCGGTCGCAGATCGCCGCTGCCTGCGGGTTGCGGGAATTGATCCTCGCTCTGCCGAGTTTCGAACTGTAGCCCACGGCTCGCTCCTCAGTTTCTGTAATATCCGCCGATCTGCGGGCTGATGTACTGGGTCGCCGTCTCGACGCCGCTGCGTGAGGCGGTGTCGTAGGCTTTTTCAGCAATAGGCGAAAGGAAGGCCAGCCGCTCTGGCGCCCATGACATCGCCAGCTTCTCGGCCAGGCCGGTGGCGAAGGCGTAGAGCCACTCCTGCGGGACCGCCGGTTGCTGGGCGTTTGCGTAGTTGGCGTCCTGCGCCTGCGACAGAAAATAATAGGTCAGGGTGTAAGTGTCGCGGTCAGGCACGGGCCAGATGTGAAAGACGCCGCTGCCTGGAAGCTGGCGATCCATCCAGAAGACAGTCGGGACGCCCTGCTGGTCTTTCCTGGGGTAGCTCGCAAATTCGGTGCGGCTGACGGGGAGCATGATGCGGTCCATGCCATCCGGAACCGTCAGATACGTGTCGAGCATGACGAGCGTTTCGGACGAAACGTCGTATTCTCCGACGCCCGCCTCAAGCGTGATCGTGGCTTTAGAAACTTGCCAGAGATTGACGCCCTTGGTTGACCAGTCGGCCAGGAGAAGGTTCGCCGCCATGTGGGCGTCGGCCATGTGCTCTTGCAGGATCGCGGTGCGTCTGATGCCGCATAGGCCGTAGGAATAAAGGACGATGTCGCCAAGGCCTGGGGTGAATGTGAAGCTGTTGCTATAAGCCCTGCAAACCCCCTGCGGCAGGGCGCTTACACCAC